TCCTAACAAACAAATCTATCGTAAAAATAAAGACAAAGAGTTCTACATTTATTTTAGTGAAGACACAGTTCGTAAAGCAAGTGAGTTATTCTTAATGAGAGCTAACCAAAACAACGCAACCTTAGAACACGAAAAGAAAATGTTAGAAGGAATGTCAGTTGTAGAAAGTTGGATTATTGAAGACGAGAAATTAGACAAGTCAGTTAAATACGGATTTAGTTTACCTAAAGGAACTTGGATGATTTCAATGAAAGTAAACAACGATGAGATTTGGAATAAGGTAAAAGCGGGTGAAGTTAAAGGATTTTCTATCGAGGGATACTTTGTAGACAAATACGAAATGAGCCTACAAGAAAGTGAAGACGAAATAATGATTGAAAAAATTAAAGACTTAATTAATAAATATGAAAAAGGTGAATAACATTTTAAAAATGATTTCAAAGATGGAATCAAACGCTAACGAAATTAAATTAGCTAAACACGAAGTTGAATTAGGATTGTTACAAGATGCTCAAAAAATGGTTACGGCTTCTGAAAAAGCATGGTTAGCAGCAAATCAAAAATTAAATATAATTAATGCAAAAGCAAAAGAAGCCGTTGATGCTTTAATTAAAGCTCAAGGTGAAAATGCTTCAGCGTTAAAATTAGTAAACACATTAATTTCAAATACTAAAGATTTAGGTCTTCCAATTAGTCCTGAATCTCAAAAAATGTTTGATATGCTGTCAACAAGATCAAAATCATTAAATGATGGTATTGCAGCAGTAAAACAAGTAAATGTTCAACAAATAAAAGGATAAATAATAATGGGAACACTAAGTAAAGTAAGTCCACGAGGTGGCAAAAGAGGATGTCTATGTAAAGACGGAACATACTCAAAGAAATGTTGCGACGGTAGCTTAGAAGCTCAAGGCATAGGTAAAACAGCGAGTGTAACGCCACAAAACGTAACGATTACAGAAATAGACGGAGTAAGAACTATCATTCGTCAAAACAACTAAAAAAGGAACAAGTAAAAAATTAAAAGTTAATAAGTTATGAATACGAAAAAAGTAATTTACGAAAAATTATTTAGAGCTGACAACGTAGAGTTAGCAAAACACGAAGTTAATTTAGCTTTAGCAGATGACTTAAAGCAGTCTATTGTTTTTTTACAAAAAGCAAGTGATGCTATTAATCTATCAATTAAAGGATATGAAGATGCATATAAAAAAATGCAGACCGAATCAAAAGGTGGTAAATCAGTTTTAGATACTCAATCAAAATTAATTAATAAGATTGAAGCAACAGCAAAAGACTTAGGAATTAATCCTACTTCAATACCTAATTATAATGAAGTTAATAAATCTTGGGAAGCATTAAGTGCAACAATAGATAAAGTAAATGAATTTTAATATAAATAAAAATGAAAAATAGCCTAATAAACCAAATCAAAACTTTGCTCGGAATGGAAGTAAAACTTGAGCAAATGAAATTAGCTGACGGTGTAACAGTTTTAGAAGCTGATGTATTCGAAGGAGGAAACGAAATCTTTATCGTAACAGAAGACGAACAAAAAATACCTGTTCCAGTTGGAGAATACGAAATGGAAGACGGACGTATTTTGGTAGTAGTAGAAGAAGGAATCATTGCTGAAGTTAAAGAGAAAGAAGTAGAAGAAGAAGAAGTAGAAGAGCCTGAAGCAGAAGTAGAAGTAGAAACTGAGAAGAAAGAAGAAATGGAAACTTCAAAAGCAGCTCCTAAAAAAACTATCGAATCAGTAGTTAAAGAAACTTTCTTTTCTGAAATCGAAAAACTACAATCTGAAAACGAAACTTTAAAAGTTGAATTAAGCAAATTGAAAGAAGAAAAAGAAGTAGAACTTTCAGAAGTTAAACCAATTTCTTTCAACCCTGAAAACGAAAACAAAGTAGAATCTATTAAAATTGCGTCAAGAAGACCACGCACCATTATGGATTCAGTTTTAAACAAACTAAATAAGTAATAATTTAAAAAACAATAAAAAATGAGTACAACATTAACAAGTATCTCAAATGATTCTTTACGTCAAGTAGGTGTAATTGAAACATTGACAGGTGCAACAACTTTAACTGCTGAAGATAGCGGTAAAGTATTTATCTTAAACGCTGCTGCTGGAGCGCAAATTACACTACCAGCGGTTGCTGATGGAGCTGGACAATCTTACAAGTTTGTAGTAGGTGCGTTATTCGCTACTACTGCATGGACGATTAAAGCGGCTACAAGCAAAATTCAAGGTGGTGTTATCGTGAACAGTACAAACGTACCGGGAGCAGACGAAAACACGATTACATTTTCAGCTTCTGCTGACACAATCGGTGACTTTGTAGAATTAGTTGGTGACGGAACAAACTGGTATGTTTTCGGACTTGGTACTTCTGCTGGTGCAATTACTTTAACCGTAGTATAAATAAAATAAAAAATTAAATAAAATGGAAAAAATTAACCTATCAACTACTCAAAGCATTACAACTACGTATGCTGGTGAGTTCGCTGGAAAATATATCGCTGCTGCTTTGTTAAGTGCTCCAACTTTGGAGAAAGGCGGTATTACTATTATGCCTAACGTTAAGTACAAACAAGTAATCAAACGAGTAGCTACTGATGACATCATCAAAAACGCAACTTGTGATTTTGACCCTACTTCAACAGTAACGTTAACTGAAAAAATTCTTCAACCTGAATCTTTTCAAGTTAACTTACAATTGTGTAAATCTGATTTTAGACAAGATTGGGATGCTATTCAAATGGGATATTCTGCGTTCGACGTATTGCCTAAATCATTTGCTGATTTCTTAATCGCACACGCTGCTGAAAAAGTTGCTGCTGGAATGGAAACTTCTATTTGGAGAGGTGTTAACGCAACTGCTGGACAATTCGCTGGTATCATGACACAATTAACTACTGATGCTTCTTTGCCAGCGGCTCAAGAAATTGCTGGTACTACTGTTGACGCTACTAACGTTGTTGCTCAATTAGGTTCTATCGTTGACGCTTTACCAGCTGCTTTGTACGGTAAAGAAGATTTAACTTTGTATGTTTCTAATAACATTTATAGAGCTTACGTTCGTGCTTTAGGTGGCTTTGCTGCTTCAGGTGTAGGTGCAAACGGTTACGATAACAAAGGAAACAACCAAGTATTGAATGACTTGTATTTTGACGGTGTTAAAATATTCTTAGCTAACGGACTTGCTTCAAATACTGCTTTACTTTCTCAAACTTCAAACTTGTACTTTGCGACTGGTTTAATGAATGAGATGAATGAGTGCAAAGTTATTGATATGGGAGATATCGACGGTTCGCAAAATGTACGAGTAGTTATGCGATTTACTGCTGACGCTAAGTATGGTTTTGCTTCTGACGTTGTAACTTACGGAATCGTTAACTCGGCTAACTAATATAAACTAACTTAAAACGAGGGGAGGTAAAATGCCTTCCCTTTTTTGTTTAACATTAAAAATATAATAAAATGAGCTGTGATATAGCAAACGGAAGATTAGAAGCCTGTAAAGATGCGATTTCAGGACTTCTAAATATTTACTTTATTAACTATGGTGATTTGAATACATTATCTTCAAGCGTTGTTTTTGATGGTGATGATCAAATTACCACTTGGTATACTGCAACACAAATCAACCTTTACAAATATGAATTGAAAGGTGCAAATGGTTTTGAGCAAACTATCCAAACTTCAAGAGATAACGGAACTACATTTTTTGAGCAAGTATTGACTATTCAATTAAAGAAGCAAGACGCTGTAACGCATAAAAACGTTAAATTGTTAGCTTACGGACGTCCGAGAATCGTTGTTGAAACAAGAGACCATCAATTCTTTTTAGCTGGTTACGATCAAGGATGCGACGTTACTGCTGGAACTGTGTCTTCAGGAACTGCAATGGGAGATTTCAACGGGTATAACTTAACATTTACTGGAATGGAAAAAAGTCCTGCATACTTCATTGACTGCGCTGATGAGGCTGGATTGAAAGCTATCTTTACTGATGGTGCTGATGATGCTGAAATCGTTACCAATTAATCCATATATATCTTGCAGAAAGACCCTACCATTACGGTGGGGTTTTTTGTTTTTGGACAATTTCTAAGTTTTGGCGTTATAGATATATGATTGTACTAACAACAGATACAACCCCGCAAACATTTGTATTTATTCCGCGCAGTTCGACTTTTGATACGGTTGAAATAACGGACGATCAAACAAATGAAACGGTATCTTTAGAAGAATGGGAATTTATAGAGGGAGATTATTATTCAACTTTAGAAGCTGAATTTACTTTAGTAGAAAATCATTTTTACAATTTAGAAATAAAAAACGGAACTGATATAATTTACAGAGATAGGATATTTTGTACAGACCAAAGTATAGTAAGTTTTTCAGTTAACAACGGACAGTATGTTTCAAATACTACTGGCAACACATTTATAGTTTATGAGTAATATACACGTTTTAAATTTAAGTGCTTATACAACGCCTACGATTCAAGAATCTAAAAGAGATGCTTGGGTTGAATTTGGTGAAGACAATAATTACTACCAATATCTAATCGACAGATACACGAATTCTACGACAAATAACGCTATTATAAACAATATTAGTAGATTAGTATATGGACGTGGTTTGAGTGCGTTAGATGCGTCTAAAAAGCCAAATGAGTACGCCCAAATGATGACTTTGTTCAATAAGGATTGTATTCGTAAAATGGTTATGGATAGAAAAATGTTAGGACAGTTCGCTATTCAAGTACATTATTCAAAAGACCACAAGACTATTTTAAAGGCTTATCATATACCTGTTAATTTATTAA